CTCTGTCATGCGCTCTGCCACAATGCGCATCTTGTATTTCCGGCGCGTAATGGATTCGCCGCCTCTGCCTTTCGCCATGATGTCTGCGATGTTGCTGGCAGTTACATGACCGAGGCGCAGCGCTTTCCATTCATCGCTGCCCTGCTCAACTGTGCGCGGGTCAACCATTATTCGCCCCCGACAGTTGTGCTTTGCGTGCGTCTTTGGCTGCAATGATTTCAGCGAGGGCGCTCTGGTCGCGCTTACATGCTGTGTACGCTTGCTGGTAAATGGTTTGTAGGTCTTGCATATCTACGGCATTCACGATTGACGCGCACCACACGCCAGCATCAACAGCGGAATCTTCTGATGGCAAATCCTCGCCAGCGTAGATGTAAAGCCCGATGCCGAAACAAGCGATGCACTTTGCAAGGCAACGCATGGTCGCATCGCTTATCTTGCGTGCGTCTGGGTTTTTTATGGCTTGATTCTTGTTGTCCATTACGGGTAGCTGCATCCGCATGGTTTTTTCTAGCGCAGTCACGTTGCAGAAAACCATTACGCTACCATCAGGGTAGGTGCGCGGCTCTGGAAATTCCCACGTTGCCATCGGGTCGTTTTGTAATAGCACGTCAACAGCCCATGCCCACGACAGATAGGATAGGTTGCCTTTGCGCTCAACATGTTCATTGACGTTAATTTTGCGCAGTTCATTAAAGTTTTTCATTGTCCACCCCCGATGCGTTCATTGTATTGGCTGGCTGCAAACTCTTCGGCTTGCCGCTCAAAGTAGCTGTGAATTGATGCCCAGAAATTGCGACCGAGGTTTTCAAACTCGCGGCGCTCAATGTATTGCAGCATCGTGTCATACTCGGTTGCTAGCCAATGGTCGATGCCTTCACCGAGGTTGCGTTTGCACCACGGGTCGAATTTATCCTGCATCAATTCCCAAGTTTCCTCACGGACAAACGCATCAAAGGCGTTCTGGTCATAGTCCGGCGGGTTCAAGTGTGAGTCGTTCATGTTGTATCCTTTTCGTGTATGTGGCACTTGCCACAACTGAATGATGCCACAACTATTACGAGGGGCGCAACATGTTTCAGATCACACTTCCATACCCGCCATCAGTCAACCATTATTGGGGGGCGCGTGGTGTGCATCGTTTCCTGACTGCAAAAGCAAAAGCGTTTCGCGCAGCAACTATTGAAGCGATACGCGTGTCTAGCCAGCGCACGTTCGGTGAAGAACGGCTTGAAGTTTGCATCCAACTACACGCGCCAGACAGACGAGTGCGCGACATAGACAACTGCGTGAAATCCATTCTTGATTCGTTGTGTCATGCCGGTGTGTTCGTTGATGATGGGCAGGTTGACCGGCTTGTTGTTGAACGTGGCGCTGTTGTGAAAGGTGGCTCATGTTTAGTTCACATCAAACTAAAATAGTTCTTGTGGAAATGTAATAGTCCGTGCCATCATTCTGACGGGCGGCTAGGTTCGCTACCGAAATCGCACTCACCCCTTGTGCGTGCCGCCCATCTTTCAAAGGGGTTTTACAGGAAAGGGGAAGCCATGAGTGATCGATCTCTAGGCTACTACAAGTGGTATTGGCAAGACTTCCGCGCGAACAGAAAAGTGCAGCGCATGACATATATCCAGCGTGGTTTGTATCGTGAGTTACTGGATGAATGTTGGGCAGAAGGCTCAATTCCTGATGACATTGAACAGCTTGCTGACATCTGCGGTTGCCCCGTTGATGTTATGGCAGACGCTTGGCATGTGCTTAACAAATGCTTTGCAAAAGATGGCACAACTTGGCGCAACGAAAAGCTGGAAACAATGCGCACCGAACGCGATCAAATCCGCGTGAAAAAATCAGAAGCGGGTAGGCTAGGTGGGCTTGCCAAGTCATTGAAAACAGACTACATTAAAGCAGATGGTAAGCAGATGCCTAGCACTTGCCATATAGAAGAGAAGAGAAGAGAAGAGAAGAGTAAAGAAAAGAAGAAAACAACTACTACGCCTGACGGCGTTTCTGTTGAAGTGTGGTCTGACTTTATTGTTCTTCGTAACAAACTGCGTGCGCCTGTGACCAATACCGTTGTTAGCGGTATCGCACGCGAAGCTGCGAAAGCTGGCATCTCGCTTGATGATGCGTTGCGCATCTGTTGTGAGCGTGGATGGCGTGGTTTCAAAGCCGAATGGTTAGCGAATAAGACACCGATGCAGTCGGCTCATCAAGCCTCTACGTTAGCCGCTGCCCGTTCTATCTTTGGCGATGAAAGGAGTTTGACCAATGAACGAATCATTGACATCACACCCCGCAAGGCGCTTACCTGATAGCTGGGTGCAACGCATCTTCGCAACTATGCAAGGTCACTACGGCACGCGATTTATCAACATGTGGAAAACCGGTCAGATATTACCGGACGGCTCTGATGCTGGCATCGTCAACGCGATGACGCAATGGGGTGAGAAGCTGGGCGGTTATCAGAACAGCCCAGAAACCATTAAGCGTGCGCTGGAAAACTTGCCAAATGACCCGCCGAGTTTGCCGATGTTCCTGCAAATCTGCCGACACAACTATGTCCCGCCTGACGTGCCAAAGCTTGAGCACCATTACACGCAAGACAAAGAACGGGTCGCCAACATTTTGCAGGAAGCTAAAGAGTTGCTAACAAAGCGGTATGCGTAATACATAACAGGAGAATACAAGATGGAAAACAGACGATTGCTATTGGAAAAATATGGCGTACAGATTCACAGAGGTAAAAAAGGTGATCTCGGTGTTGATTTTTCAACTTTAGATTCTGAAAAATTAAATCTTGTTTTGCGGCACACAGAAAAAAAATTCTTGCACAAAGGAGTTCTTAGTCAATTTCAAAGAGCAGAAAATTACAGAAACAAATTTAATGAGCTTGCTTATTTAGTTGCAGGGATACGAAATGGTTTGATGAATCAAATCGTGTCGCTCCAGAAGATTAAAGAAAACGCTGCACAAGATTCTTATTCAGAACTTTGTTTGTTTGAGAAAGCAACTAAAAAAATAATTCGTAAGATAGAACAATTTTAAACAAAGGAATACAAGATGGAACAAGATATCAGCCCGTTCAAGGCATTGGATTTCATTCGTGACAACGCATCGGCTTACGCTCAAGCCAAAGCCCACGTTATCTACATGACCGAGTATCGTAAGAGTTTGAAAGCGATGCTCATGACTAAGTGCCGTGATGAAACCATAGGCGCTCAAGAGCGTTTTGCCTATGCGCATCAAGAATATCGCGAGCATCTCATGGCGTTGTCACAAGCTGTTGAAGAGCAGGAGCGTTTACGCTGGCTCATGGTAGCAGCCGAAGCGAAAATTGAAGTGTGGCGCAGCTTGGAATCGTCTGCCCGTGCAGAAGGTCGGAGTACGACATGACACAAGACGAAATCATCCGCATGGCGAATGAGGCTGGATTATGGAGCGTTGCAGATGTGTTCCCAAAAGAACTTGAACGCTTCGCCGCCCTAGTAGCAGAGGCAACGAAAGAGAAGATGGATGGGGTGTGTGAGGATTTAACGACTGCGTATATGGTTGGCTTTGAAAATGGCAAAGACTATATGAAAGAGAAGGCAGCGAAGATTTGTGACGATAAGCACGACTATATGTGCAGCCGAGCAGCCGCAGCCATAAGGGGCATGAAGTGAGTTCATTTCATTCTGACCTTGCTGCTGGCTTGCATGTTGAGGCGCTGGTTCTTGGCATGTTGCAGCGTAAGTATCCATGCGCAACGATGGTCGCTGCATACAAAGGCTACGACATCTGGGTGCCAGAAACGCACAAGGGGATTGAGGTCAAGTACGACCCGATGAGCAACCAGACTGGAAACTTTGTAATAGAAGTTGAGTACAACGGAAAGCCATCAGCCCTACTTACAACAACTGCTGACTACTGGATTATCTATGATGACAGATGCTACGCATGGATTAAGCCACGGCGTTTGTTTGAGTGTGTGATTCTGAATGAGTTGCCATTGCGCGAGTTCATTGGCGATGGTGACAGCGTTGCAAAGCGAGCGTATCTTGTAAAGAAAGAACTTCTCTACATGTACGCGGACAGCATAACGAAATGACCAAAGAACAAAAGGCACACTATGACAAAGTCGCAAGACAAGGATGCGTTCTCTGCCGTCTTAAAGGATATGGCGAAACACCGGCAGAACTCCATCATATACGACGGCACGGCGGGAAACGAGATGATGCCCCCGTCATCGGGCTTTGCCCAGAACACCATCGCGGCAGCACGGGGGTTCATGGCATGGGTCGGAAAGCTTTTGCTGTCCGGCATGGTTTTACAGAAGAAGATTTGCTGCAACATTTACAAGCGTTTCTAGAAAGGAAATGACATGACACAATACAAGTTCATTGCAAAGAATGTAGTTCCGTACAACACAGGTAAAGTCCTCATCGGTGGAATGTGGATGCCACCGCTTCAAACGCGCACAATGAGCCGTGACGAGCTTCGCATACAACGAGCCTTGCGTGGGCACAGGGCAACCATCGTTGAAGCGTTGGAGGACGCGCTAGACGCAACCGCAGCCAAAC